ATTTGTAGCATAACATCTAACTTCATATGTATCATCTGTTGAATAATTATTATTTCCTCCCAAAAAAATACTTTGATATTTTGATTCTAATTGTAATTGAGCATTGTCTAACCTTGAAAAATCACAACCATTATTACTATAAGAGCGTGTTGGATCTAAATTAAATGCATATACATAAACATATGATAAAAGAGTATTTTGATAATTATCATGATTTTGAACATGATAAAAATATTTAGCATCTCTCCATTCAATCCTTTCTAAACCATTAAATAAAATTCTAGCTCTTGATAAAAGATGTCTTTTTGGTTCGAGTGTCCAAAATTTATAATCAAAACCAGGGGAACCAATAAATTCAGACGGTGGATATGTTAATCTACCAGAATAATTAAAAAATTCACCTTTCTGTTTTGTTTTAGATGATCTTACCAGAAAAAACATATCTTTAACAACATGATTAAAATCAATTTCTAAGCTAGCATTAGTACTAAATTCTTTTGATCTCATTTGAGATTGAGTGATTAATATTTCCCATTCTTTAGTTGCCATTAATTTTCTTTCTTCTAAATCTAAATAATAGAAATTAGCTAATAAAACAGCATCTACAATTGGTACTGTTGAATGAATATAATTAGATGAAAATAAGTTATTATTATTATCATTTTCTGTTACATTAATACATTCATTAAAATTTCTAAATTTAATATCTACATATATTTCAGTATTTTGCATAGCAATAATAGGTAATGGTTTTTGTGTATCATTACTAAACCAAAATTTTAAAGGAATATAAATAGTTTCAGGATCTATTTTATAATTTGGTTTATTTAGACAATCATCTAATCCCAACATTGCTTTTCGATTCCAATCACTGAGATATAAATCAATATAATGTTGCATATAATCTCCATATAATTCATCAATTAATTGTCCATTAAAATATAAACTTGCTTTCTCAATTAAAACATTTCCAATGAAATCAGCATATTTAACACGAAATCTACTATTAGGATCTTGTTCATTTTGAGGTATTGGTGTATTTAAATTATTAATAGATAATTTTGGTAATTTTACCTGTAAATAAAGAGCAAATAATATATCTCCTTTTTTCTCTATATAATATCTAACAGTATTTCCCCAATTTGGTTTACCTTCTGCATAAAATAAATTATCTCCTTTAGAATATTTATTAGATTTTGTAATATTAAAATCAAAAACAGATTTTTTATTAGTTATGTCAATTATATCTTCTGTTAATTTACCCTTAGCAACTAATTCCATAATTGATCCATTTGATGACATTTTAATTAAATAAATATAGAAATTATTTTTTATATATACTTTAATTTCTAAATTTTTAAGTGTACATTGAATGAAGTTTAATACTATCTATTTCATCTTGTCTTTCTCTAACATTAGAATTTTCTATAAAATTTTTCATTCCATCTAAGATATCATTTTTATTTAATACTGATTTATTATCATTTTTACCTCTTATTAAATTTTTTGAATGTGCTACTTTACACTTCATAAATAATAATTCCATATCACCTCCATGATATTTGAAATATTGTTTATTGTCTTCAATAAATTTTTCATCTATTGCATCATCTAAAATATCCCAGTAATTATCTTTTACTTTCTTGATAAATATTCTAACTAAATCATTAGAAGAATATGATTCCATGCTAAAATTGATACTAAAACGTCTTTCCAGTCCATCATTAACACCAAAAAAGCTTTTCTTAAGATCTTCTTTATATCCTGCTACAATCATTATAAAATAATCATCTGGATTATCTCTCATTTCTGTCAATGATTGATTTAATAAATCAATACATTCTTTACTATATGAATCTCCACTATCTTTACCACAATTGTTTCCTAACGAATAAGCTTCGTCTATAAATAAAACACCACCTCTGACTTCATCTAATATATCTTGAGTTTTCAAAGCTGTTTGACCTAAATAACCAGCAATTAGATCAGATCTTTTAACTTTCTTAAAAACATCTCTTTTTAACACTCCCATTTTAAGATATATTTTTGCTATTTTTTGAGCAAATTCAGTTTTACCTGTTCCTGGTTCACCATCAATAATAGTATGTAATAAATCATCTTCTTTTTTATTCAAATGAAGACTATAATATAATATTAAATTAGCTACTTGATTTTTAATTTTATTCTGACCAATCATATTATTTAAGTTAATCATATCAGGTAATAAATTTTTTAACATTTGTAAATCAATATTGTATTCTATATTTGGTTTAATTAAATAATCAACATCTATTTTTTTACTAAATTCTATTAAATCTAATAAATTATCTATTTCAATAATTAATCTTATTTTCTGTTTAATAATTGGTTTCTGTAATTTATTATGATTGGGAACATAATTCATGGTAATATTATCATGTTTAATTTGATGTCTCCATAATAATTCAGGTGTTAAAAAATGCTTTCTGCATATATGACAATAATAGTTCATACTATCTATAATAAATTAGATTAAAATATTTATTAAAATCTAATCATTTATATTATGAGCATATTGAGAAGATATAGTATTAAATATGAATCAGATAGTCTAAGAAATTATACATTAAATAATATAAAAACTAATATTGAAAAAATTTATAATCAAGTCAAAATATCTTTTCCTGAAGATGATAATCAACATTTAGTTTTAACAGGATCAAGTGCATTATTCATGTATTTACATGCTTTAAAATATCATAATTTAATAGATTTATTAGATGAACCATCTGATGTAGATTTATTAATTGTATTAAATAGTAGGAAAATTAAAATAAAACCTTCTTTTAATATTTTTTATGTTGGAGATTATAGGAGACTAAATAAAGATACTAAACAACCAGATGATTTATCATTAAAATCAAGTGTAACTTTTAGAAATAATTGGAATTCTGATAAAATAAAAGAATTTGATTTATCGTATGTATTTAGTACTGATTTAAATTATAATCATATTAATAATGTAAAATTAATTAAACTAGAAGATTTATTATCATTTTATCAAGCAGATTCAAGTTTACCAGATAGATCTAAAGATAGAAAAAAAATAAAAATAATAGAACAAACTATTAAAAAATTAAAAGAAAATCCACAATCAGATTTAATAATTCCAGTACCAAAATTTCAAGAAGTTAGAATTGGTAATCTTATTCAATTAACATCTATTAGAAGAATATTATTTGAATAAATTTAATAATTTATCTTTAATAATATCATTTATTTCATATCTAAATATAGTTCCTTTGATGGGATTATAAATATTTATAATTTGTTTATCACTTATCATTAATTTGATTAATAATTCAACAAAAATTTTTTTATTAACATTTGTATCAGTTGATATCTCAATAATATTAGTATCATCGTGTAAATCAATATGACAATATTTTTTTAGATTATGATTATAACATAAACCACCAATTTTTAAATCATTGAACATATCTTTTAAAAGATCTAAATTAATTGCATTATAATTAGGATTAATGTAAGAATATGGATTTATGTTATATCTTATAATAAGTTTTATTAGATTAATATCATTTACTTTTTTATTAATGACTTTTAAATTAGGATCAGTAATTGTTTCAAAACCAAAATTTGGTAAATCTTCATTAAAATCATCAAATATATTTTCTAATTTAAATTTCTTAGATTTAACTAATTTATCAATTGGTTTGTATTTTTTTTCAATATAACTTTCTAATCTATGAATTTGAAATGGTTGATATATACATTTTGGAATTAATTTGAACTTGAAAAATTCATCATATTTAAAAACATTTTCTTCATAATACTTTTTAGTAACTGTATAGAATCTATTAATTGAATCATCGGTTTTAATTATTAAATTGATATAATTTTCATCTTGATATTCAATACCAATATCTTGAACTAAAACTTTAGATACTTCTAAATATTTCTTAAAATCTTTCAAATCACTATCAGTCCTGTTAATGATCAGACCTTGGTATTTACTTTCTTTAATAAAATCTGGTTCAGTAAGAATAAAGTTAGATTGTTCAAATTCTCTCGCGATTAATAACAATGGATGATCTTGAGTTAAGTTTATTTTACTAACTCTATATTTAGCCTTAATATCAATTTGATTTGATTTAAAAGGTACGTAACCAATTTTAGCCCCTGATAAAGTATAAGCTCCAATAGCATCTTTATTAATCCTATTAGAAGGATTGATTCGTAATTTTATAATATCTCCAATTTTTAGTTCTTTAATATTTTGAGCATAAGTGAAAGTTCCATCGATTTGAATATATTGCATATTTAAAATATATATAATTTTATTTAAAATTACGAATATTTTTTTCTATATGATTGTAATGTTACCTTTAGCTTTAATGGGCGCCATTGCACTTTTCTTATTTAGAAATTTAGATAAATCATCAGAAATAGAAGAAAATGTATTAAAAACTACTGAACAAAAAAATAAAACATATAAACATTTAGTAACAGATTTAATGAGTCATCATAATATTGATCAATTAAAATTTAATAAAAATATTAGAATAAACAAAACAAAAGATGGTTTTGGAATTGGTTCAAATGATGGATTTGTCCATGTATCTGATTCAAAACCAATAAAATTATATATAGGAGATAAAAAATATCCATTAAATACATATGATACAAATGAAGCAGTTGAAAAGATTAAAGAAATGATTACATCTGATAAAATAAATCAAGAAGAAAAGAAGAAAATAACAACAGTATTGAATTTACTTTTGAAATATAAGAATTATTATTTTTTCAAAAAATATAATCATTACAAGAAATTATATTTGGATGAAAAACAGATTAAAAATTAATTGCTAATTTTAGTTGATTTAGATCATTTAACCATATTTCTTTATTGGTTAATAAGCTTATTTTTTTATGTTCAGATTTAAACTCTTTTAATTTATTTTCTAGTTTTTCTAAATTAACTTTTGTTAATTGTTTAAAAGTCATATTTGTTAAATAATCGTATGATTTATTTATTTGTGCTATTTTTTTTGATTCTAAAAATTTATTCATTTGATTTTCATCATATTTGAAAATTTTACCATCTGATTCAATTACTAATTCTATAAAATTAATTTGATTAGATAACAATTTAATATCTTTATTAATATTTTCTAATAATAGTTCTTTTCTTTTATCATAAAATCCAATTCTCCATTTATAAAATTCATCTATAATTTCTTCTGGATTTTTATATGATTTAATTTGATAATCATAATTATATAAATTCATATTTGATTGTTTTATTGTTTTGTATAACTTTAAATATTTCAACAATACATTTAATTTATCGGAATCTGTAGATTGAAACATTTCATTTATTTTATTTAAATTATCTGAATCAAATTTTAATACAAATTTTGCTTCAATATCCGAACTTAAATTATTGTATGATTTAAATAATTCATTCTTTTGTTCATATATAAAATCTTCTAAAAATTCCTTATAATCATTAGTCCACATTTTAAGAGGTAATTCTTTGATTATCAATTCATTCTTTTTTTCATCAATTTCAATAATACCTTCACTGACCCATGTAGTATCATCATATTTAATAATTTTACCATTAAAATTTTTATAATAAGGTATCAAATTAATTTTATTAGATTTACCTTCTAATTTATTAATCAACAAATTAATTACATCAACTGGATTGTAATTTGGAATAAAAGTAGAAAATCCAGTACCAATACCTTCAGCGCCGTTAATTAATATCATTGGAATTATTGGTAAATAATATTTTGGTTCTATTTGCATTCCATCATCATCTAAATATTCTAATAATTCCCCATCAATTTTAATAAAAATTTTATTTACAAATGATTCAAGCATTGTATAAATATAACGAGCTGAAGAATGATCTTTACCTCCCATTAATCTAGTACCAAACTGACCTTGTGGTATTAATAGATTTAAGTTATTAGATCCAACAAAATTTTGAGCCATATTGATAATTGTAGAAACTAAAGATTGTTCACCATGATGGTAAGCTGATATTTCAGCAACAGCAGCAGCTAATTGAGCTACTTTTAATTCATTATACAAGTTTCTTTTTAAACAAGCATATAATACTTTACGTTGAGAAGGTTTTAAACCATCAGCTATTGATGGAATGGATCTGATATTGTCATAGTTTGAAAAATGAATTAATTCTTGATGAACAAATTCTTTAATTGTAATAGTAGAAGGTGGTTCTAACTGTAGTATATTTTCTGGATTATAATTTGATAACCATATTTTTCTATCATTAACTTTTTCTTTTGCAAAAGCTAATTTAATATCAGGATTAGCACCATTTTTTTGAGTATCTAATATATCTATAGTATTTGATTTTATTGATTGAAAATATTCACCGGCTTCTTTACTAGTTGATGTACCCAAACCCTTATAATATTTAATTTTCCATAAATGACTGTCTGATGTTTTATCCTTCCAAACTTTATAAGCTCTTAAATTAGAAAAATTCATAACTTTATCTGATCTAGTAGCTTTAACCAATGGAGTTACTAATATTCTTAAGAAACCTTGAACTTCTAATAAAGTTGGAAAAAAGTAATCGAAAAAGTTAATAATTAACCCTTTAATATGAGAACCATCTTCATCCGCATCAGTCATAATCATAACAGCTCCATATCTTAATTCAGAAATATTATCTTTATTATATTGAGTACCCGATTTTAAACCTAATATTTTTTTAATATCAGTTATTTCTTGATTAGCATTAATTTGGGTGGTCGATGCTTCACGAACATTTAATAATTTGCCTCTTAATGGATAAACACCCCATAAATTTCTACCATTTGGGATAGCAGAAATGCCAGATATAGCAGTAGCTTTAGCTGAATCACCTTCTGTTAAAATCAGAACACAATCTAATGATTTTTTAGTTCCGGCAAAATTGGCATCTTCAAGTTTAGGGAGATTTTTTATTTTACTTTTTTTCGAGCCATCTAATTTGGATAATATTTTTTGATTAGATAATGAAACAACTTGTTTAAGTTGATTAACTAAATTAGAGTTTTTTAAATCAGTCCAAAAACTATCAGATATGTTACATTCAAAACCAAATTTAGTAACTGGAGTATTTAATTCTTCTTTAGTTTGAGAATTAAATGTTGGATTTATAACTGATGCTTTCAAACAAATAGTAACATAATCATTAATTAATTTTTTAGTTAATTCAGGACTAATTATTTTTTGCATTTTATCCAATAATAAATCAATTAAATATTCAATATGTTTGCCTCCGCGATTTGTATAAATACCATTAACAAATGATATATGTGACTGAGGACTAATATCTTTACCATCATTAAATCTAATAGCAAAAGCCCAATGTTGATTCTTAATACAACGACCTATAATCCAAGGTTGTTCTGATTGATATAATTGTAAATATGAATCAAAATCATTTATTCTAGGAATTAGTTTTGAATTTAAATTAATTTTAATTTCTTTTCTACATAATCCAATTAAATCAACAACTCTTCTTTTTAATAGATTAATCATATCTGATGAAAAATTACTTGTTCTAAATTTATCAAAATCAGGTTCAATTGATATTTTAACACCACCTTTATTTTTATTATATTTTTCTATTTTAGGTTTGTTAATTTTAGATAAGTTAGATTCAAATGTTTGATTATAATAAAGAAATCTTTTACTATCCCACACTTCAATGGTAAATTTTTTTGAGAAAATTGCAGATAATTTAGCTCCCAAACCATGAGTTCCACCTGTTATTCTTTTTTCACTTTCATCATAATTAGTTGAAGTTAATAGATTTCCAAAAATTAATTCTGGAATATAAATTTGATGAGTAGGGTGTTTAACAACATCAATACCAATACCATCGTTAAAAATAGTAAATGAATTAGAATTTATATCTACTGATATATTTTCTAGTGTTTCATCTCTTAAAGATTGATCGTAAGAATTGACAATTAATTCATCAACTATTTTATATAAACCTGGTGACCAATTAATTTCTTTTTCGATGATTTTATTATCTAAATAAACAAACTGTTTTTCTGATCTAAAATCTAAATCACCGACATACATACCTGGTTTTTTAAGTACATGTTCTATTGGTGATAATTTAACATAAGTATCTTCAATAGTTTTCGACATTAATAATTTAATGTAGAAAAATAAATTAAATAAATTATTCTAATCCTGCTATAAATTGTTGTTTTAATTCAAGCTCTTTCATTCTATAATCGCTTAATATATCTACTAAACCCTGGGTTATATCTTCGTAAAATTTCCTTAATCTAAAATATTCAGTATAATCAATTAAATAATCTTTTTCAACACTAATGTACAAATGAAGTCCTGATTGTGTTAAATATACTTGATTATCAATATCTTGATAATATTTATCTGATGTTATTTCATTTTTATCATTAGTTTCTTCATCATCGGAATCATCAAATGCACTAGCTTGATTATTTTTATTAATTTCATCAACATAGTTTTTAACTTTATCTTTGAATTCACAAGACCAAAGTTCATTACTATTAGATTTTTTCCAATTAATTATTTTATCAATAACACTTGCTTTTACTTCTGGTTTATTTCTATTAGTATGAGCTTTATAAATCTCTTCAGCTAATTCTTTATTTTTAACTATTTCGGTTAGTTTTCTAATTGTATATTTATCTTTATCAGAAATATCCCAATAGTCAACTATTAATTTACATAATTTAGTAACAAAGTTTTTATAATATTTTTTATCACCGTAATTGCGATCCCAAAAATAACTAATATGAACAATTTCATTATTAACACTTTTATTATTGAACAAAAGATTGAATGCTCTTATTTTTTCAAAAGGATAATCTAAATCTTTATCTCTTTCATGTTGTTTTTCTAAATATTCAACAACAATTTTCTTAGAATTAATAGTAAAACTCATATCAGTTCTATAATGGTTACCGTCTTTTGTTTTCTCGTTACATTCAATTTGAACTAGACTTTCGTTAACAAATAAATCATCTTCAGTTTCTATAAAAAATTCATCAAGTAGTTCAACATGCTTATTTTTTTTAAGATAATCATATATACTACAAACTAAAAGATAATGAAATTCATCTTGTTTTCTTATAAAAAATTTTGTGTTATTTTTTAATTCTAAATAAGATTTATTTGAAGATAAATTTCTTGAAATATCATTAACAATATTATTGAACCTTAATTTTTGAATTTGATTGAAACTTGTTCTATGACCTGACTTGTCCCAACATTCTTCAAATTTTAAGTAATTAAAAATAAGAGATTGAATCTCATTTTTGGTTAATGCTTTTTTTTCAGGATAAATTTTTAAAGATTTGATATAAGGTATGAGTTTTGGAAATAATATTCCATATTCTTTAACAATTGTATTGATTGACATTATTAAAAAAAAATTAAGATCTAATAATATTTACTTCAATTTTTTATATATGTTTTATTTATCAACTGTATTAATAGCAAATAATGAATCACTAAATTTTTTATGAACATAATTAAATATTAAATTATCAATTGATTCTTGTTGAATAGAATCATATTTTTTAAAATATTTTTCACTAAAATAAATGCGTTTGTTTTTAGAAACATCTACAGATTTTAATTTGGTTCTTCTATTATTATGATCAATTAAAATTCTTTCAATAATTGCTACCCATGGACCACCAATAAATTTGATTTTACTACCTTCTTCTTTTTCAAAATCTTTTTTAGGTACTTTCATAATTTTAACTCTATATAAATATAATCCATTATATTTTTCTATTTTATCTCCAACAGTTTTAAGACCTTTTTCTCTTAATTCTGTTTTGGAGTCTGAGCTAGATAATAGAATTGATTTTTTTGTATTAACTATATATAAATAATATTTATCCATATATAAATTAAAGAAAATTATTTTTTTCCACTTATTTGACTACGAAGAAAATCAACATTATTACCATGTGTTGCTAAATATGCACCAAACATATTTGATAATAATGCCAAATCTTCATCATTAGATAATTTTGTTTGAGAACTTTTTTCTTGACTTTGTTGTTTAGGATTTACACTTGAATCCATACAATTCCATAAATCATTACCAATTATTTTTTTCATGACATTTATACTATCTTCTTCTGAATTAATTTCTTGAAAATTAAAATTAACTTTAACATCATCTGAATCAGAATCTGATTCATACATACTTTTCAATTCAAGTTTTCTTGGAGTTTTCTTAGCCTTTAAATATTTCATTTTTTGAGATTCATTTTTAATATCTGAAGTAGGTCTTTTAGGTGTTAAAAATTTTTGATCATCTGACTTTTCTTCAAATTGACTTTTCATAAGTTCACTAAATTCTTTTTCCTTTTGAAGAATTAGCTCTTTTTCACGTGTCAATTCTTTTACTTGATTTTCAGAATCAAGAAAAGCTTCTTTTAGTTCTTTATGACGTTCTGATAAACTAGCAAATTCTTTTTTTAATTCATCAAGTTCTCCATTTTGAGATTTCTTGAGATTTGCATTTTCTAATTCTAGTGCTTGAATACGGTCACGCATTTTTTGGTAATATTGAGTGATTGAATCCATGTATGAAATTTTAGATGACATTAAATATAGGATTACTAAAATAATTTATATTTAATTCAATTTTTATTTTGCCAATTTTTTAATTAAGCAAATTTAAATGCATGACCACATTCTAAACAAGTAACAAAAGTAGTAGGAGGCTCATCTCCTCGTCTGACTTGTTTTTGAGTAACTTCACACCTAGATTTTTGACACTTTGCACATGTAAAAGCATTAGTACCTGTTTTATTATTTTTTTTATATTCTTCTAATTCTCTTTTTTTAATAATTGTTTCAAACTTTTCAGGATTCAATTCTTCTTGTTTCATAAATGCAACTTTTAATGGATCTATCTTCTTATCTTTAATTGCCTTGACTAAAAATGATTGTTTGATAGAAAGATGACACATTATTTCGTCAACTTTAGATTCGTAAATTTGTTGAATTAAATAGGGTGTATCATTAATTTCAGCAAATTCTTGACTAAAATTGTAGACACTTAATTCAAGATCTTTACTAGTTTTTTCATCAAGAAATTTACTAATATTTTTAATAGTTTGATCTCGTAAACTAGATTCTATTTCCATTATATATTATGGAATATTATTTTTAAATAAAAATTTCAATATTTCTAACTATTCTTTTTTAGTCCATTGATATTTACATTGTTCAGTTGAAAATAACTCATAAACTGTAGCAATAATCCATTTTTTGAGAGGGATAATATGTCCATCTTTATCAATAGATGTAAAATTATCTAAATTACATTCTTTAAAACTAATAGATTTAAAACGTTTAATTGTTTCTAAAGTTGATGAATCATCATAAATTATTTGTTTTGGTAAATCAGAATCAACATATCTATTTGTTGTTTCTACATACACAGAATCTAAGAAATCATCCATATTATATAATCTAGGGCGATATAACTTGTGATTAAGTGACATTGGACCAAATATATTTTTAGATGCTATTTCATCAGAAGCATTAGAATTAACGGTATACAAATTATTCCAGAACGGTACTTCTCTTGAATATTTAACAAACAATTTCTTTTCATCGGAATTCAACCAAGTTCCAAATCCTCGCATACGATTTTTATTAATAATATCAAGTGGATCTTTTGAACCAGCCATGTACTTATAATCTAAATTCATGTATGTCATATGTGCACTAACACAACTTGGTGTCATATATACATTAGAACCATTATAGTATGCACGAACACATGGCAAATGAAATCTAGACACAACAGAGAAAAACTCATCATATTTAATTGGAAATAATTCAAAGTTATGGTTTAAATATGGAGATTCAATTTTATATTTATATGTATATACTAAATCAATATCTTTATTTGATTTACTAAAAGTTTCAAAATTGTCTTTAAATTTTTTATTAATATAAACCTTAAAATCAATTCCATCAATAACAAATAAATCTGGATATTTAATTTTTAGATTAGATAATTCTTCTTCAGAAAATTCTTTTGATAATTCTTGTTGTTTTTCAAGAATCATTTGATCATAAAATGGTTTGAATTTCTCTTTAATAAAATCTTCATCAATATTTTCAATAACATAATTAATTTTATTTGTATAGTTGTTATTAGGTCCAAAATGAATATTTTTCTCTACGAAATCTTCTGAAACAAATAAATATCCTAATTTATTTAATACTAATTTAATATGTGTTGGTTCAGCATAAGAATTAGTACTACAAATATTTATCATAATTTGATTAAAAAATTTAGTAGCATTATCAACAAATATATAATTATCTTTTGCAATAAACATAACATCAATATCAGATTTAGCATAATATTCATTAAAAAAGTTATTATATTGTTCTGTTAAAGTATCACAATTTGAAAATCTAGACATTAATGGATGCTGCTTTTGAAGACAAGCTGTCATTATGCTTCCAGTAATAGCTGCTTTTGATTCTTCAAAATTAAAACCTTCAAATAGATTGTTATTAGGATTACTTGTACAGAAAATATTCATACGAACTCTAAATTCTTCTAAATTACAAATACCTTGATTATTGTGATTTATATTTTTACTATCAATATACTCAGGAATACCTAATAAATTATCATAAGGTTTTAACTCTTCATCTGATACTAGAATTGGCATGTATGGATTTTGTTTTGGTTTAGTATGATTAAATATGAAAACAGGTAATTTTGAAGCAGTATTAATATCAAAAATAAATTCATCTGATTGTTTAACATATGATTTTTTAATACATTCTTCGAAATAAAATCTAATCCACGAATAAGACATTAAATATCTAAATAATGGTGCAAATCTTTTAATTTCATTAGCCATTAGATTGAGAATATGATAATTATTTACTACCAAATGACAATATTTTTTACTAACCATTAAATTTGAAAATAGTAAAAATCTTTGTTTATCATTAACTGTAGAAAAAAGTTGATTAATATCGTCGCGAGAAAATTGACAATTTTCACTAACTCTATATAATTTAAAACCTTTATTTTCCATCATAGTAGATACATCAACAAATTTATCTTTTGGTTTATTTTTTTTAATATCAAGTTCTTTGATATAATCTTCATTCTGAGAAACTTGATTTTTCTTGTCACTAATTTTTAAAAGTAAATTAGCAATAGTTTTATCTTTAATACGTGATGCCTGAAAACTAAATTTTCTTTGTTTAAAAGTATTTGTCATATTACTTAAACAATTATAGTAATTTGTCCAATAATTTGATTCTTCCAATGAATTAATTAAATTAGATATTTTCTCATTTACTTGATAATTTGAGTCACTAACACCAAAATATTTATTTAAAACTTTCATATTATAAAGCGTTTGTAAAGTGTTATCAGAATCAAATTGTTCTAAATATATTAGTAAATTCTTGTATTCAATATTAAAAATTGGAACAACTATATTTTTTGGTTCTAGATTATAATTAAAAATATTAAATGGTAATAGTTGTTCTCGCGACATTACAATAATATTATCCCAATGTATTTTATTTTTAAGAACTTTTACAGATGTTTTATGAACAAGCAAATTTGAACTAACTTCATTTAAAACTTCCTGAGATAATTGCCAATTGTAAAATTCTGGATTAATCGGATTATTATTTCGTTTAACAATAATATAAACATGTTGATAATACTTGGCTATATTTTGTTGATCTAATTCAACAATATCACCAGTATTTTCTTCATTGTAGAATAATGTTGTTTTATTATTAAGAAATGGATTTTCTATGACAGACATTAATATAAAATCTACTATAGGTAATTTAAAATAAAATCAATTTTTCTAAATGAAATTAGTATAATATTTTTACATAATGATCATCAAATTTAATATAATCCATAGAAACCATATAATCAACAGATTTATCAAAGGTTGCTTGGTCTAATTCAAATACTTTAATAGATTGCTTAACTAAATCGTAAAGCTCTTGTTTAGATCTTTTGTGTTGTTTCAATAAATGATTAATATTGGTATTAGTAATTTCTTGTCGTGTATGAGCAAGTTCATCATTTCTATTTTGTTCCCATACAGCAGCATAATCCGAATGAGTAAAGAATATTTCAATTAAATCATTCTTAAAATCTTTATTTGTCATTAATTCAAGATGATCATTATAAACTCTTAATAATCCACCAGATACTAATGAACCAATGATATCATTCCTAAATTTTGTAGTATAATTAGTAAAAAATGTAGCATTAGTAACTTCATGTAAAGTTAAACTATTTTTGTCATTAAACATTTCTAAAACCATAAATTGAATAGGTAACATTTTAATATTACAATCAAGATAGCTAATATTCACTTCTCCAAAATGAGGAAACCAATTAATAACACGCTTGTTTTCATATCTGAGTTCATAAAAATGTTGGTAAATTTTCATATGTTTACCAATAACAGTATTTTTAATTGAATCAACTAATGAACTTGTAATTATACCTTCATTTTGATTTACATCCCAATTATTATAGCTAGTAGTAATAACAGTCATTAAATTTTTAAAATCTATAATACTTAATTTATTAAAATTGATATTATCTTCATATGAAAATTCAGTATCTGTGATTACTTTATTAATTTTATAGACTAATTTATCACTAAATTTGTTTTTAAGATAATTTAAAATATTCTTTTCAATTTGTATATATTCAAAAAAATTACAATTTATATCAGAAAAATTTGACATTAATCTTTTAATTAAAAATTCATAATACTTTGAAATAAAAATATCTTTATCTTTAACATTTGAAACAAAGTTTAATAATTTTAAAGTATCTTTTTCTTTACATTGAATAATTAAATCGTTAATATTTTTATGAATTGATTCTTGTAATTCTTCAGAACTTAGAGTATTTGCAATCTTTTGATGAATGATATCATTATTAGTATTATTAATTCCAATTAATCCATCAGTAAATTTTAAAATATTAATTAGTTGAAATGTTTTATTTATATCATTTGAAACTAGTGTTTTATTAACTAAATCGATAATTTCATTTGAAATATTTTTTGTATTTTCATCTCTTTCTAAATTTGAAGGAAAATTAATTATATTAGCTTGCTTGAACCAAGTTTTTTCTATTACATATTCAATTTCACTTAAAGAATTATTTTTGATAATTTCACATAAATATTCTACGTATAGAAAACAAAGAGGAGAAGTTAATAGTTTAACATCATCATTAACAAACTTAAAATATGATTTGATACTTTTAATAATTGTTAGTGTTTGATTTAGTTTTTGAATTCTTTTAATATTTTCTGGTAAAGGTAGTTCTTTAAAATTAATAGCATGTTTTTTAAATATATTACTGATTATTTTTAACATTTGATTATATGTTTCTGAATTATCATATTTATTTAATCCTTTAGTTAGTGTCAATAAATATTCAATATCTAATTGAATCGAAGTATCAAAAGTAATTATTTGTTCCTCAATAAAAAGAAGAATTATACTATCTGATATAATTAAATTAGTTAATTGTTTTAAGCCTTCAATAACAATTTTATCTTCGGATGATTTAATAATGCTATTAAGATATTCCAACTTTGAAATAAAATTTTTAATAAATTTATTTAAACCGGAAACATTAAAATTGTCTTTCTTTATTAAAGATCTCATATTATTGCGACGCGAAATTAAATAATTTTTAATATGCGAATCAATATTAACTGTAAAATTTTCTAGATTAATTCCTTCAAACCATATTATTTGATTAACATAATCAGGAATCAAAATTCTAATATCGGAATTTAAATAATTCTCAAAATAATTTTCAACACGATCATGTAGTCTTTTTTTATCATCTTTTTGAATATGATTTTCAATTATTCCAAACTTATCGTTTAATGACATTAAGATTTAATTATTCGGAAATAATTAAACGATAATTCAATTTTTTTATTAAATATCAATAATCATATGGATTATATCTTGGTAAATCATAATTATATAATTTAACTCTAAATCCACCCTTACTATTATCAGTACCTGGTACAACTATAGTTTGTCCTTCTTCTATTTCTCTATCACCTCTAATAGTAATTGGTATTTTAATATCATTATTAGACATGACACCTTGAGCAAAATATTCCCATTGATTAGATCCTGGAAATTTTTGACGACCAAATAATTTAAAAGCTGTTTCAGTATTACTTCTAAATAATAAACCAACTTGATGATAATTGTCTGGTATTCCTCTTGTTGGTACATTAATCATATTTCTAACTTGTCCAACAGGATAAGCATGTTCTGGTTGTCTTCTTTCAGGTGCAACAAAATTATTAAATAAAACTTGGTGGTCTCTATTTTGAATAAATCTTCTTTTTTGTAAATTTTTATTTTCAGATATTTTTTTATTTATAACCTCTAAAATTGAATCATTAAATTTATAATTTAAATTATCTGCATTTCTTTTTTTATCATTATGAATGTACCAAGCAGCTAGCCCTATAAAAATACAAAATATAATTAAAAAATAACTTTTTGGTAAACAAATATTATCAGACATTAATATTTATTAGATATTAATTTAGATAGTAATCATAAATAAAATCTAACATATCGAATTTATAATTGTCTCTTATTATATTCTGTTCAATATCTAATAAATTATTAATCATGATTATTAAATATCTAATTTGACAATTAAATAAATTTATAAAAGTATCTTCATTATTAAGACTAGTAAAAAGAACATAAATATTTTTAATATCAAATACATCTTTATGATGATAATTAGAGAAAATTAATTCTCCAAGTTTTTGACATAAATATAATCTTAATTCAATATCTTTACAAGAAATTAATTTTTCTGTTAATTTTTTATATTCTATTTTAACATCAGAAGCTAATTTTATATTATATTCATTTTCTGAACATTTTATAATAAAATTTCTGAATTCATAAAAATCAATATCAATTATATATTTTTTATATTTAAAAATTGGATGAATAAATAAATATTGTAATTTATTATTATTTTTATAGTATAAATGAACTTCGTGAAATTTTATAATATAGTTTATATTGTTATTATTAAATATGAATTTCATATATTAGCAAATACAAAAATTATTTAATTAAATAGTAAAAAGTTACAAAATTTTTATTAGATTCATCTAAATATATTATTTGTGGGTATATAAATTTAATTTTATCTCTTAATAATGAAGTATATAATGCTAAGTTAATGTCTAATTGTAATGATTCTTCAATTTGTATTCTTGAATTAACTAATAAAGATTTGATCATATAATGTTCATCAGTATTTGAATTTGGTTCTAATTTTAATCCATATTCTAATAATTCTCTGCTAATTTTAGTACTAGATAGATTTCTATTAGTAAGAACCCAACTATAAATCCAAATATTATTTTGATTATCAAAATATCCTAAAAGTTCACAATCATATTCTTCTACATAATCATTAAAATTAAATTTTATTGTATCTTCATTATTTCCAATTTGTGTATTTTTATTAATAATATGTTCACTATATTTTAAACATATTGTATCATATTTTTCAATCGCCATTTTAATAATTTGACTTAAAGATTCTACGTTCATTAAATTAAAATAGAAAAATAATTTAAAAGAAAAATAATTATTATATTAATGTATTTGTTAGTATTAGCTTTCACTTTTGTTAATTGTTACTGCTTTATGATTTTATTTTTACATCTTTTGAGTTTATTTACATATTATGTACAAATTCCTTTTTTAAATCAAATGAATAAAATTTTTAAATTACCATATTTTTTCAACATATCATATGAAAATTTATTTCATAAAGATACAGATAATTCTGGAAAATTTTATATATCTTCAGATGATGAAATTAATTCTTCATCAGAAGAGACAAAAGGTTCTAAAAATGAAGATATAGAGGGTTCTAAAAATGAAGATATAGAGGGTTCTAAAAATGAAGATATAGAGGGTTCTAAAAATGAAGATATAGAGGGTTCTAAAGATATAGAGAATTCTAAAGATGAAGACACAGAGGATGAAGAATTAGATAAAAAATTAGCTGATATAGAAGATTTTATTGAAATACGAAAAAATAAGTTTTTAATTGACGAATCATTAGATTAAATAAAAAAAATATATTTAAAAAATTAATATCAAAAATATATTAGATGAATTCGCAAAAAATACAATGTTTAAATTGTGGTAAATCAGGTCATCAATTTAAATCATGTGATGAACCTGTTATTTCATATGGTGTTATATGTTTTAATTTAAATTCAACTCTCAATCTCACAAATAAATCTATTAAAAACTACTTTTACAACAAATATATTGACATAGAAGAATTTAATTATTCAAATTTAAACAACTTAAAGAATATTCCAACATTTTATGACAAAATTAAAATATTAATGATAAGAAGAAAAAATAGTATGAATTATATAGAATTTTTACGTGGTAAATATGATCCAAGTGATATTAATCATTTAAAAAATATTTTTTCATTAATGACAAGAGAAGAAAATTTAAAAATACTAAATAGTAGTTTTGAATATTTATGGAATGAATTATGGAAAGATACAGCTAAAAGCAAAATTTATCAAAAAGAATATAATTTATCTAAAATAAAATTTGAAGAATTAAAAGATAATAATTTTCATGATTTATTGTGTGAAAATAACTTGTCTAATTATCAAGAAGCAGAATGGGGATTTCCTAAAGGAAGGCGTAATACCAATGAACAAAATATTATGTGTGCAATGAGAGAATTTAATGAAGAAACTAGTTTAGGATTTGAAAATTTACACATATTAGAAAGATTAAGTTGTGCTGAGGAAGAATATACTGGAACAAATGGAATAAAATATAAACATATCTATTATTTAGCTTCTTCTGACAAAGAACTAGAGTTGAGTATAAATAATGACTATCAAATTTATGAAATAGGAGACATGGCATGGTTTACTATTCCAGAAGCTTTGGAAAAAATAAGATCATATAATGATAAAAAAATTGTAATGATTAAACAAATATACTTTTTTTTAATAAATTTGTATAT